CGGGTGCTCGGTGTCTTCCCCGAGGCCGGGGAGCTGCAGTTCATCCCGACCGACTGGGTCACCGCCTGCATCAATCAGGACGTCGTCGTCGCACCGTCCGACCCGTTGATCATGGGCGTCGACGTCGCACGCTTCGGTGACGATGAGAGTGTCATCTACATGCGGCAGGGCCGGGACGCCGAGAGCCCAGGCATCTATCGGTATCGCAGCGTCGACACCATGCACCTAGCCGGGGAGGTGTCACGCATTGCGGATGAGCGGCGACCCGATGCAGTGTTCATCGATGGCGGTGGTGTCGGAGGTGGTGTCGTCGACCGGTGCCGGCAGCTCGGCCTAGACGTCGTCGAAATCAACTTCGGGTCCAAGGCGACGCAGCGAGGGTACGCCAACCTGCGTGCTCAGATGTGGAGCAACCTCAAGCTGGCGATAAAAGACGGCATCCGACTGCCGGACGATGACGACCTGCGTATCGACCTGACCTCCCTCGAATACGGATACAACATGCGCAACGACATCCAGCTCGAAAAGAAAGAGGAGGCCAAGAAGCGCGGCCTGTCATCGCCTGACCTCGGTGACGCATTGGCGTTGACGTATGTATTCCCGGTGGCCGGCAGGACGTCGCAAGTGCCTCGAACCCAGGACGAGACCGTCCACGAGTACGACCCAATACACTAGACGGCGGCACACGTTTGTGATAGGGACGATTGGCATGGATGCGATTTTAGTTTTTGGCCCCGAGAATGAGCATCCCTTCGCATGGCTGTTGGATAAGAAGTATCGCCATGTGTGGTGCATCATCGCTGACGAACGTGCGAAGTCGTGGGTGAGCTACGACTGGCACCAAGGGCTACCTCGGGTAAGGGCCGAAGCCGAATTAGACTTCGACATCCTTGCGCACTACAACGAGCAGGGGCTCAACGCAATCAAGGTAACGTATGAACCGAAAGCGAACTGGGGTCCGGTCGTGTTGAATAATTGTGTAGGCCATGTTAAGTCGGTGCTTGGCATACAAAGCTGGGCAATGACGCCGTTACAATTATTTAAGTGGGCAACCCGTGATAAGTCGATAAGTAGGAGCACTCTAGTGAAAAGATTTTTTAGTTTCCCCGGCTTTGGCGGCAGTTCCCCAGCGCCGGCACCGCCTCCCCCGCCACCGCCTCCGCCGCCTGCGCCGAAGAAGACAGACATCTCTGTGCAGCAGGCGAGGGCCGATGAAATTAAACGAGCGAAGTTACGGACAGGACAAGCAGGCACCATCAAGACACCCGGCCTCCTTGATCCTGCAGACACTGCGTACAAAACACTACTGGGGTAGGGATGAACATAAAAACAGTTCGTCTTTTAATGCTGCCTCTTTTTGTCAGCGTCTTCCTCAGCTCATGCCGATGGACAATCCCTGTAGACTGGGGATGGTAGTACACGATGCCGATAATCAATCCCGGTAACCTCGGAGACAACATCCCGCCCTATGGGAAGAAGTCGTCCATTCTTCGGCGCTATACAAAGCTGGAGAATGAGCGGACGACGTGGCGCAACCATTGGATGGAGATTAGCGACTACCTCTTGCCGCGTCGTGGCCGCTATCTCTTTGAAGCGCAGAACAGCCGAGGCAAGAAGCGTAACAGCAAGATCATAGACGGCACCGGCACCCAAGCCATACGCACGATGGCTGCAGGGATGATGTCCGGCATGACCAGCCCTGCGCGTCCGTGGTTTAGGTTTGGCACCCAAGACCCAGACATGATGGACAGGTACGAGGTCAAAGAGTGGCTGTCAGGCGTCGAGCGAATTTGCCGGTCCATCCTTCAGAAGTCTAATTTTTATAACAGTGTCTACACGATCTATGCAGAGCTGGGTGCATTCGGAACCGCACCACTATACCGACAACGCAGTTTTGATAGTGTCATTCGGTTCAGACCGTTTACGGCTGGAGAGTATGTCATAGCCGAAGATCATACCGGCAAGGTCGACACGCTCGGGCGGTCGTTCACGATGACGGTAAGCCAGATCATTGAGAAGTTCGTCATACAGCCCAACGGCAGAGAAGACTGGACTGGCGTTAGCCGAGCGACGAAGAAGATGTGGAATGAAAAGAGCTACGACGAGTTGGTTCCGATCATCCACTTAATAGAACCGCGTCGTAAGTCAGACAGAGACATGCGCAGGTACGACGCCCTCAATATGCCGTTCAAGAGTTGTTACTTGGAACAGGGCGGAGAGAACGATGAGATGTTATTCGTCGGAGGGTATAAAACTTTTCCGGCTTATATACCGAGATGGGATGTACTGCCCGGTGATATTTATGGCAGGTCTCCAGGCATGGACGCCCTCGGTGACGTCAAACAATTACAGCAGCAACAAAAAAGAAAAGCTCAAGCCATAGACAAGATGGTCAACCCACCGATGACGGCTCCGACGTCGTTACGAGGGAAGCCGTCCAGCGTTCTACCGGGAGGCACGACCTACGTCGATCCGTTACAAGGCGGTCAGGGTTTTGCACCTGCGTATACCGTGACGCCTCGTCTCAACGACATGATGCTGGACATTCAAGAAGTCCAAGAACGTATTCAACGAGGGTTCTATGCCGATCTTTTTGCCATGATGATCAATTCAGATCGTCGTAACATCACCGCTCATGAAGTGAGTGTTAAGCAAGAAGAGAAGCTGGTTCTGCTTGGGCCTGTGCTGCAACGGCTCAATATAGAGCTACTTGATCCGCTGCTAGATGACGTCTTCCAGTTCGCTTTAGAGGCGGAACTCCTCCCTGATCCGCCGGACGCGCTGGCGGGTGTCGAATTGCGCGTAGAGTATATTTCGTTGTTAGCGCAGGCCCAGCAGGCTGTTGCAGCTAGCGCCATCGAAAGAGCGATGGGCTTTGCCGGCAACATGGTCGCAGTCTTCCCAGACGTTGCTGATAACATCGATCAGGACGAAGCCATGCGTCAGTACTCTGAGATACTCGGAAATTCCCCAGACTTGCTAAGAGACAGCAACGAAGTGGAGGCGATTAGACAACAGCGTCAACAACAGCAGCAGATGATGGAGGCCGCTGCGATGGCACAGCAGGGAGCCGACAGCGCGAAGGTGTTATCGGAGACCGATACGCAGAACCCCAACGCGCTGACTGACCTGCTTGGTAGGGGAGAAACTGTTTAATGGCTAAACATGTACGACTATATGATCCTAATAATGAAGAGCATGTTGCCGAGGCTGAGAAGGATCAGGAAGACAGAGAGAAGGATATTCTATTTGTTCTTGGTGAACCAAGAGGCCGGCGTTGGTTGTACGATTTTATTTGGAGCCGCTGTCATCTCTTAGCGCCGAGCCATGTACCCGGTGACAAAGAGAGTACGTCGTTTAATGAGGGAGCCAGGAGCGTTGGCATAGCACTACATGAAACGCTCAAGGATAAGAACCCTAAGTTGTATATGAAAATGTTAGAGGAGAACCATTTCAATGGCTGAGAAAACAGAAGAAGCAGTCGAAGAGGAAGCCGCCGAGGAAGTAGTCGAGGAAGAGGCTACGGAAGAGGCTACCGAGACTGAAGAGACAAGCGCCGAGGATAAAGCCGAGGCGACTGAGGATACCAAAGTCCTGCTGTCGGATGACGAGGACGATGGAGCCGGAGACGTACCCGATAAGTATGAGTTCGTCTCTCCAAAGGACATCGGGCCGATAGAAATGACAGACGATGTCCAAGCACAGTTTGATGCCTTCGATAAACGGGCAAAAGACGTTGGTCTTACGCAAGTCCAATATCAGACGCTCGTTGAAGGAGAAATCAGACGGGGGCGCGAGGCCATTGAAGTCGGTGCTCAAGCCTATCAGCAGCGTGTCAACGACTGGGCCGAGGTGACAAAGAGTGACAAGGAACTTGGCGGGGAATCCCTTGCTGAGAATTTGTCTGTCGCCAAACTAGGCATGGATACCTTTGGAACACCGGAATTGAAGAAGCTCTTCGATGCTCCTTCGCCGGAAAATCCAGATGGTCTCGGGCTTGGTAATCACCCAGAAATTATCCGCTTGCTCCATCGCGCTGGGTTAAATGTTAAAGAGAGCGAACTCGTTGAAGGCGACAACAGTGCCGTCGAAGCCGATGCCTCTCTCCGACGCATGTACCCCAGTATGTTCAAAGAAGCCAGTTAAAGGAGATTTCATATGGCTACACTGGCAGTTACTAATCCGACCCTAGCAGACTTAGCGAAGGTCACCGACCCCGACGGCTCAATTGCCGACGTGGTCGAAATTCTGAATGCCACGAACGAAATCTTGACTGACATGACTTGGATGGAGGGTAACCTCACAACTGGTCATCGTTCGTCAATTCGTTCTGGTTTGCCCAGTCCTACATGGCGCAAACTGTACGGTGGTGTTCAGCCAACCAAGTCCCGTGCCGTACAGGTCACGGACAATACCGGCATGATGGAAGACTATGCTGAAGTCGACGCCGCCCTCGTTGGGATGGCTGGAGACCCGGCTGCTTTCCGTCTTCAAGAGGATCGTCCTCACATTGAGGGCATGAATCAGGAGTTTGCCTCCACTCTCTTCTACGGAGATGAAAGCACGGCACCGGAAGAGTTCACCGGACTAGCTCCGAGATACAATTCTCTGTCGGCTGAGAATGGCGACAACATCATAGCAGGCGGCGGTTCGGGTTCGGACAATGCCTCTGTATGGCTGATCTGTTGGTCTCCGCAAACAGTCCACGGGATCATTCCCAAAGGATCAAAGGCGGGTATCCAACAGCGCGACCTTGGTGAAGTCACCATTGAGGATGCTGATGGTTCTAATGGCCGGATGCAGGCGTTTCGGACGCACTATCGTTGGGATGTGGGCATCACAGTCCGCGACTGGCGTTATGCTGTTCGTATTGCCAACATCGACCGTTCAGAACTGTTGGTAGCAGCCACCGGTAGCTCTGCTGATCTAAACGATCTCATGCATCAAGCATGGTCGACCTTGCCGAGCACTTCGGCTGGTCGTTGTTCTTGGTACATGGATAAGTCGATACTGTCTATGCTTCGGCGGCAAACAGCCGATGCAACGTCAAACTCGACACTGACAGTCGACATGGTTGGCGGTACGATGCAGACAAGCTGGGGCGGTATTCCTATCCGCCGTTGCGATGCATTGCGTCCTAATGAAGCGACCATTAGTTAATGGGTCCAGAAGATAAAGGAGATTTCAAATGATTTTGGACGAACGCAATGAGTTCTGTGACGCCACTGCACTAAATACAGGCGGAGCAGGCACATACCTCATTGGTGACGTTATGGACCTGGGAAGTACAGGTGACGATATCGGTACTGGTGAGCCCTTGTATGTGGTCATTCAAGTTACTACGGCGGTAACGTCTGGTGGCTCGGCCACTGTCAAGTTCCACGTT